ACTAAGTCATGGCTCAAATTCAAAAAGGCACCACCTACGGGACGACCTCGCCGTCGAACCTAGTTACTTCGACCAATCTCAACAACCACGTTGATGATGCGGTGCTTTTGCCGGGAGCCATTACGGACCAGACGGCCAAGACCGTCCTCGCCTCTGCCGACACCATCCTAGTCCATAGCTCTGCCGATACGGCTCTGCGCAAGACTACGGCGGCTCAAGTGTTTGCCACCCCGCTTCCTATTGGCTCTTCTACGGCCAATTCCGGCAAGTTTACGAGTCTTGAGGTAACGGGGCAGTACAAGGGGTCGGTTACGGCGGTAGCCCTGCTAGATATCGATTGCTCGGCTGGCAACTACTTCACGAAGACGATTAGCGGCAACTCCACCTTTACGTTCAGCAACGTACCCAGCGGCGCGTATGGCATGATTGTGGAGATCGAGAATACGTCCGGCACCATCACTTGGCCTGCTGCGGTTAAGTTTCCCAATGACACCGCGCCATCCCTTAGCACGGGCAAGACCCATGTTTTCGTGTTCATCACGGACGATAGCGGTAGCCGTTGGCGTGGTGTGGCCCAAGTAAATTACGTTACCTAACATGAGCGTAATCACCGAACTCCTCTTCAACGCCGGAACGGGAGGTCTGTTTGGTCTCTTTGGCTCGTTGGCGACGAGCGTTATCCGCATCTGGGAAAAGCGGCAGGATAACAAGTTCGCCCTAGATATGCTTGATAAGCAAGCTGCTAGTGCTGAAGCACTTGCGGCATGGAATGCATTTGCGGCATCACAGTCCGCATCTGCTGCCGACATGACCGAGAAGGTGTCTCCGTGGGCAGCTAACGTCCGCGCCGTCACCCGCCCCTTCCTGACTATTGGTTTGGTACTTGGCTCATTCATCAGCTTTTTCCTGATCGAAGACCAATACCTGAAGGTCGAAGCTATCCAGAGCTTTATGATGTTGGCCGGAACCGCCGTGGCTTGGTGGTTTGGTAGCCGGATGACTAGCCTGATTCGCAAATGATCTTCGACAACGACATCGTGAAGGTATTTGCCGTTACCGTAGGAGGCTCCTTGGGAACGATTACACTCACTCAAGTGAATGAAATCGCCGCCTTTATTCTGGTCTTAGTTTCTATCGCCTATACCCTTACGAAGCTAATTAAGCTTCTCAAGCGCGATGAATAAGAAGACCATGAAGTGCAACGTCCCGCGCCGCGAGGTGCAGGGCGGAAAGAAGTTTGTGGTAAAAGCCTGCCAGAATGGGCAGGAGCGCATTGTCCGCTTTGGCGATGCCAACATGACCATCAAGAAAAACCAGCCTGCCCGTAAGAAGAGCTACTGTGCTCGGTCTGGAGGCATTAAGGGAAAGACCAATAAACTGTCTGCCAACTATTGGTCCCGCCGAGCTTGGGACTGCTAACCATGAAAGACCGCAACGAACGTCGTTATAAGAACCAAGAGCGTATGCTCTACCGCCGCATGAAGGAGGCCGACGAGGCCATCGAAGCTGCGGAGGACATGATGGAATACAAGGAGGACAATAAAATGAAATGTGGAAAACGTAAGTGTGAAATGGGCAAGCGTAAGCCCTGCAAGTGAAACGCCGCTCAACAGTTAACTCAGCCGGGGTTTACACAAAGCCCGGCATGAGGAAGCGTCTCTTTGAGTCTATTAAGTCTGGCGGCAAGGGCGGCAAGCCGGGCCAATGGTCCGCACGCAAAAGTCAACTGCTTGCTAGAAAGTACAAAGCTCGTGGTGGCGGATATACAAGCTAAGACCTGTTCTAGGTGCCAAAAGGAAAAGCCTCTTTCGTGCTTTAGAAGCAGGGGTGGAAGCCAGAGGCACCTATTGAAAAGTCGTTGCAATACTTGTCTTTACGAAGAGCACTTTCGTTGGACGAGGGAAAACGAGGATAGGGTTGGCGAATACCGCCAAAAGGACAAGTGGACGATTGTTAAGAGATGTGCTAGACGTGGCATAACTCCGCAAGAGTTTGTTGAGGCTTATGAGCTTCAAGGCGGAAAATGTCCGATCTGCACATCTGCCATATCAATGGAGAATAGTGCAATAGACCATAACCATGAAACTGGTGCGTTTCGTGGTATCCTTTGTAAAACCTGCAACCGAGCACTAGGAATGTTTAAAGATAACCCAGAAATACTCGTTTCTGCGGCACAATACCTAAAGGAACGAGGAAGCTATCAATGCCATTAAAAGCCCAGCAACGCAGCCTAGTGGATTGGACCCGTCAGGAATGGCGCACCCTATCCGGCAAGCCTAGCCTCAAGACTGGCGAACGCTATCTGCCCAAGGCTGCATGGGAGGCTCTTAGTCCTGCTGAACGCGCCGCCACCAATAGGGCCAAGCGTAAGGGCATGAAGGCCGGAAAGCAGTTTGTTAAGCAGCCCAAGAAGATTGCTAAGAAAACCTCTAACTACCGTTAACCATGCCACTCACCAAGAAGGGTAAGAAGATTAAAGCCGCCATGACCGAGGAATATGGCCCGAAGCGAGGCGAACAAGTGTTCTATGCTTCCCGAAACAAAGGTACAATTAAGGGCGTAGATTTCAAGCGGCGTAAGGTATCATAGTTGAACCTTAACCGCTGGTTAGGGATTCATCTATGGCACGTTACAGCAGCTTTAGTGGCCGGGATACGCCTATTGCCGAGACGGCAGATATTGGCTTTTCCCGATTTAACAACCGCCTCCGTCCTGACCAGTTAAAGGCCGGGGAGCTTGCTATGTCCGTCAATGGACGGATGAACGTGGATGGGACGTGGCAGGTGCGTCCCGGCGTAGATACGTTTGGCCCTGTTATTGGAACGAAGGACGAAACGCTTGCTCTGCCGTTCTATCTGTGGCCGCAAGTGGTTATTAGCTCGGCCACCCGCAGCGGCACGACGGTAACCATCACTACGTCAACCAATCACGGTTTCTCGTCGTCCTACGCTGTTGCTATTGTAGCTGTTGACCCCGGCACGGTGGATCCCAACGGCAACAAGACCATCACCGTTACTGGCCTTAATACGTTTACCTACACGATTGCTGGTGCCACCGGAAGCGAGACCTACTCAGTTACTGCTAGCTCTAAGGCTGGTGGAGCTATCCTCGGAACCAGCAGCATCAACGGAGCTTTCGGCTCATGCCTGTTCTCAAATCCCGCATCGAACAACGACGAGTACATCATCCTCGCTCTGTTCTCGAACGCTATCGCTATCAACATGGCGACCAAGGCAACGACGACGATTGCCTACCCTTCTGGCATCTTCATTTCACAACCCGTGAATATGCTGCAAGCGTTCAACAAGGTGTTTATCTTCCGTGACGGAGCTACGGCTCTGCAATGGAATGGCAGCTTTAGTGGCACGCCAGCCTTTACGAAGGTGGCTAATGGAGACTATGGCGCAACCACCTACTACGATGCATCGAGCAATACGGCTATTACGGATGGCATTGTTACCGTAACCCAGAGCAGCCACGGCTTGCTTGTTGGAGATCGCATTTACGTTATCGATAACGGTAGCACCAACTTGGTTGAGGCCGGAGAGGGCTACGTTGTAGCTACGGTTCCCGGCACGGGTAGCTTCACCTTCTACGCAGAACTGCCTGATTCTGCTGCTACGTCTGTTGTGTACGCCAAGAAGCAGCCGTCCCAGCTTGGCTTCACGCATATGCCTGCGCCTGCATGGGGTGTCTACCACCAGCGGCGTTTGATTGTCCCCTATTACTACAACACCACGGGCAGCAGCGGCAGCGAAACAATTACCGACCGGAACGTCAGGGATGAAATCCTCCTATCGGACGTATTCGACTCTGACACTTATGACCGCATCCAAAACCAGCTAAAGGTTACGGCTGGGATTGCGGACTATCTCCAGTATGTTCACCCATTTACTGAGGATAACGCTGTTATCTTCAACCGCAATTCGATCCATCTAATGCTCGGGCTGAGCGGATCTATTGCGGATATTTCTTTGAAGGAAATCACCCGCGAGGCTGGGTTGGTGGCGCAGAAGAGTGTGGTTACGATTGGCGACCGCATCTTCTTCCTGTCCGACAACGGCGTCTACTCCACGTCCTTCCAAGACTTGTACAACCTTCGTGGCGCGGGGCTACCCCTGTCTGACCCGATTAACCCGCTCATCAAGCGGATCAATCCAGACTACGCCCACAACGCTGTGGCGGTCTATCACGACAATCGCTATTGGATTGCAGTACCACTAGATAACAGTCCGCGCAACAATGCCATCCTCGTCTACAACCTGTTGAATCAGGGCTGGGAGAGTTTGGACCTTATCGACCAAGAGGGCTGGGACATCAGCAACCTCATCGTGTCTGGGGCTGGCGGCATCAACAAGCTCTATGCCGTCAACCGCTTTGGTGGCGTGCATACCATCGATGAGCGTGTGGATGGATTCGACTACATCTACACGGTTCCCGGCGGCGACTCTATCCCGTACCCGATTGAGTCAGAGGTAGTTACCCGCCAGTATGTCTTTGACGACGTTGGCCGTAAGAGCTTCAATGCCTACGAGGTTCACGTTGAAAGCTCTGAGTATGAGCCTAGCGATGCGGACATCACTATGATTTCCGAAAACATCGACAAGGAAGCCCCGATGTACTCATTGGCTGAAAGCCTTGAGGAAGACCTGCCTATTGGCGAGGATAGCTCTGTCCGTGGCCGTATTGGCAACATCCGCGCCTATGGGATGCAGCTAAAGTTTGTCCCCACCAAGGGCCGTCCTAAGCTCCGTATGGTCAAGCTAGAGGCTTATCAAGCGTTCCGCTCTGTTACTGAAGCATCGTAATGAAACCAATCTATGAGGCCAAGAGAATGTTCACAGAACTTGGCCTTAATTTTGAACAAGAGTTGAGTTGGTATTTAACCAACGGATTTGTAATTAGCTACCCAGATAAGTTCATCATGGCTCGGCCAATTGAGGCCGAAAAACAAGATTTAACTTGGGACCACCCAAACCCTGATTGCTGGTACATTCATTGTGTTGTGGGGGATAATTGCTTTAAGTGGTTTTTAGACCAAGACCCCTATAATTTGCCCTATGTCGCTTGGCGACGTAACAACTGTAAGGAGAGTAAGTTTAGAGTGTATAATGCTTCAACATTTAGACGGTTTTCGCAGATGAAATCACTTTAATTTATGAGTAAATTTTCAGTAGCAGCCCCGCCTCCAGCTCCAGCTCCTGTTGACCCGGGCAAATCAGCACTTGATTACATCAATGCAATGGCCGATCCGGCTTTGCAAGAGAAGCTGCTTGGAGCAGAACAACAGTTTCGTCCGCAGTATACGCAGCTCAATCTTCAAGAGATGGAGCAGTATCTTCGTGGCGTTCCGGGCAAAGAGGGGCAGCCGGGACAGGCTGGTGCTATTGATATTCTTAGTCAGGTTACTCCAAGCCTTGTAAAGGCTCAGGAAACGGCTGATCGACTTCAGCGCGATGCAGACATTCGCGCCCTTCAGGGCCAGAGCGGGGGTTACCTATCTGCGCTCATGCAGGCTAATCCCCAGATGTTTGCTCAGCTTGAGGCTGCGCGAGCAATGGGAGGAGAGAGGGATTCTTATAAAGACCTTCAAACGGCTCTTAGCAATACACGCATTTTTGGTGATGTAAACATCACGCCAGCGCAAGCCTCTCTTATTGGTGCTGCCCCCACCATGCTGGCTCAGGGGTATACGGCTGCTCAAGGTCAGGCCAATCTTCTTGGTGGTGCCCCAACGGTTGCAGCTCAAGGATATGACGCCGCCACCATGCAGGCTGCTATGCTTGGTGCTGCACCAACGATTCAGGCCCAAGGC